AGCCGCGAGAATAAAATCGACGGCGCAGTCGCGGCGCTAATGGCCTTTTTGAAACTGTATTCGCCTGCCGACGATGGCGAAGACTCACAGGATTTTGTTGAGATATAAGGCGCTAAAATGAAACTAAAAACAAAGCAAGGCGCTAAAGAGGGCGAGACCAGAATGGTTAGCGGGTTTCTTTGGTTGCCTAAATGTATCGACGGGGAATGGCGATGGCTTGAGCAAGCGCGGCAAAAACAGACTGTTAAGCGGTTGACCCAATTAATCCCTGAAGGCGGCTGCTACTCGCCAAGCCAGACCTATTTAAAATGGGTCGCTGATGAGTGGGTATAAATGATTGATCTATTGCGCAGACTTTTTGGATAATAAATGACCCCATTCTGGCGAAAAAAACAAGCCGCACCGGTTGAGATAAAAAACGACCTCAATCTGTCCGACATTGAAGAACTGTCCAGCGCCCTTGGCATCGTCAACAGCCTGGCCGGGCCTGCCGTTAACGAAAAAACAGCCATGAAGCTGGCCATCGTCTACGCCTGCACGCGCTTAATATCCGGTGCCATTGCATCGTTGCCTTTGCCCATTTATTTGGATGGCGACGTGCGAACCAAAGCCAAAGGCCACTCGGTATCATCGCTGCTCAACCTTCAACCCACGGCCACCTATAGCGCCGCCCTGTTTTGGGAACGCATGACAGCTCAAATGCTGCTGCGCGGTGACGGTCACTCGGTAATTATGCGTAACGGATTTGGCGAGCCCACCGAATTACTGCCGATTATCTTCGACCATGTTGAAAACATGAATGGCCGGCTGGTTTATTTCGCTGAATTAGACGGCAAGTGGCGCGGCTTCGATCAGGGCGAAGTACTCCACTTCGCCGGTTTCGGCTTCAATGGCCTCAAAAGCCTGTCCGTGGTGCAACACGCCGCGCAAAACTCCGTCGGTTTAGCGCTGGTTATGGAGCAATACAGCAGCGACTTCTTTAAAAATGGCGCCCACCAAAGCCTTGCCGTGATTAAAAATGGCAAGTGGGACGCAGAAGATCAGCAGCTATTCCGTGACGCCTACAGCCGTGTGTACGGCGGCACCGGCAAAGGCAGTCTGCCATTAACCATATCAAAAGCCCTCGAATTAAAAGAGCTCAGCGTTAACGCAAAAGACAGCCAGCTTATCGAGGCCCGCAACTTCCAAATTACCGACATCGCCCGCGCTTTCGGCCTGCCCGGCTTTATGGTCAACGACTCAGAAAAGTCCACCACCTGGGGCACCGGCATGGCTGAAATCAGCCTCGGCTTTATACGCTACACCCTGCAGCCCCACTTAAACCGCTTTCAACAAGAAATAAACCGCAAATTATTCTTAAACAGCGGCTACTTTGTTGAATTCAACACTGCCGGATTACTGCGAGGCACCACACAGCAACGCTATGAAGCCTATGGCAAAGCCCTCGGTGGATCCAACGTCCCCGGTTTTATGGCCATCAACGAAGTGCGGCGCATTGAAAACCTGCCCCCGCTGGTAAATGACATTTACGACCAACCCTATGACCCGCGCCTGGTCATTACGGAGCAACGCAACAATGCATAACATGCAAAAACTCTTACAACTCATCGTCGACAACAAAGACAAACCCAAACAACTGCGCGCCGAGCACAATGGCGACCGTGGCACCATCTGGCTTTACGACGTCATCGACCCCTGGTGGGGCATAAGTGCCGAAAGCATCGGCAAAGCCCTGGCGGGTTTCGACGGCAAACCCGTTGACCTTCACATCAACAGCCCCGGCGGCGACGTGTTTGAAGGCCGCGCCATGCAAACCCGGCTTAAAGCCTACGCTGGCGAAATCACCGTCCATATTGACGGCCTCGCCGCCAGTGCTGCCACAACGGTTGCCCTGGGTGCTGATAAACGTGTGATTGCCGATGGCGCATTTTTTATGATCCACGACTCATGGACGCTGGCCATGGGCAATAAACAAAAAATGCGCAAAACTGGCGACCTTCTTGAGCAAATGGATGGTGCTATCGCCAAGGATTACGGCGTTATCACCGGCAAAGATTTTGACACCGTTGCTGGTTGGATGAGTGAAGAAACATGGTTTAACGCAGAAGCGTCGCTTGATTTGGGTTTTGCTACCGATATTTATACTGGTGACGATAACCAGGCGGCGTTAAACCGCAATGCGTGGAACCTTGCCGCCTATAACCATGTTCCCAAAGCACTAACTGATAAGCCAGAACCCCAACAACCAGCCCCCGACCGCGCTCACATGAAGCGCTATGTCGACATGCTGCAATGCATTGGTTAAACGCTCTCGCAGCGTCCCAATAAGCCCGCACTTTGCGGGTTTTTTTTCATCAAAAAATAGGAATACATCATGCCAAAATCAATACAAGCGCTGCGGGAAGAACGTGTAGACGCCGCAAAAGACCTTCGCACCCATTACGACTCTTACGAAGGTAAAGAGTGGGACGGCGAAGCGCAGAAAAAATACGACCAAATGGTTGCCGGTATCGAATCGCTAGACGGTGAGATCGAGCGCGACCAAAAAATGCTAGACATTGAAGCGTCGCGCTTCGCCGCCCGTCAGCAAGTTGCGGGCGCGCTGGGTATTAGCACTGATCAGGCCGCTGATATTGCTCAAAAAGACAGTGCGATATTTAAGGCGTTTTTACGCGGCGGAGCTAACGCCCTGACGATTGAGCAACAGCAGCACGTCGCAGAAAAGGCCGCGCTTATTCAAAATGCATTAAGCACAGGCGTTGGCTCCGAAGGTGGCTTTTTAGTACCCGACGAATTCTCTGCCACGCTAATCGAAAGCCTGAAAGCCTTTGGTGGAATGCGCTCTGTTGCGCAGATTATCAGCACCTCGACGGGTGCAAATATTCCTTATCCTACCACTGACGCTACCGCTGAAATTGGCGAAATTATTGCAGAAAATGGCTCAGTAAGTGATGACGACCCCGTTTTTGGCACGAAATCATTAGGCTCTTTTATGTACAGCTCCAAAGGCATTCCAGTGCCTTTTCAGTTGCTGCAGGATTCCGCGATAGATATTGAGGCTCACATTAATAACCGTTTGCGTATGCGCCTGGGCCGCATCACTAACACGCATTACACGGCAGGCACCGGAACGAATGAGCCCGAGGGCGCGGTAACTGCATCTGGCGCGGGCAAGGTTGGCGCAACAGGCAAGACTGTCACCGTTGAATTCAGCGATATTAACGCCTTAATCCACAGCGTCGACCCCGCCTATCGCGAGGGTGGCAGCTGTCGGCTTATGTTCCACGACAACACCCTGCGTGACCTAAAAGACATCTCCGATACGCAAAACCGGCCGTTGTGGTTGCCCGGTGTGGCCCAGGGTGAGCCAGATACCATTTATCGCTATCCCTACACCATTAATCAAGATATGCCCGTTATGGCTGCAAACGCAAAATCAATTTTGTTTGGCGATTTTAGCAACTACATTATTCGCGACGTTATGCAAACAATGTTGTTCCGCCTGACTGACTCAGCTTATACCCGCAAGGCCCAGGTTGGTTTCCTCGCGTTTATGCGCTCAGACGGCAAGTTGATAGACACGGCTGCTATTAAGCACTACCAAAACTCAGCCACATAAGCCCTCGTTAGCAAGTAAGTAATAAAAACCCGGCAAACTTCAAGATTGCCGGGTTTTTATTTTGAAATACGACTATTGAAGAGTAAAAGCAATGGCTAAAAAAACAGTGCGTATCTTGCGACAGCTTCCGGTTGATGGTGTTTTCTACGAACCCAACCAGCTTGTCGCTTTTGAAAAAGAAGCCGCCGATCAATACGTCAAAGCAGGCGCGGCCGATGCTAAAAAACCTAGTATTGATTACTGTAAAGATATCGGCGTCGAGGTGGTGACTCACGTTATACCTGCAGAAGTACAGGCCGAGCGTGGCGCAACAGCCAAAGCCGCCGAAGAAGAAGCCGCAGCCAAAGCCGCTGAAGAAGAAGCCGCAGCCAAAGCCGCTGA